GAAGCTTCCATGCGATGCGATTATCTGATTGCGACGCTTAATCCGGATGATCCAGACCTGCCGGTGTATAAAGAATACATAAATCACAGCAGGCCATTGCCCGAATATAAAAACGATGCGCCGGAAGAATTGAATCGAATGTTATGTGAAGAACCAAAACCAGGCTGGGTACACTGGTTCTTTTCTTTCGACCATAACGCAGGGCTTACAGCCGAAAAGAAAGCACAGATTATAGGCAATGTTCCTGTTGGTACTAAATTATACAAGAATAAAATACAAGGGCTTAGAGGGCGCTCTACAGGACTTGTGTTCAATCTTAAGAAAGAGAATATAATCACACTTAAGCGAGTTAAAGAGTTCAAATTCATACGTTATTCGTGCGGTGTGGACACGTCATACAGTAAAAGCAGTGATGATACATTTGCATTTATATTTGGTGGCGTTACAACGTGCAGAAAGTGGGTTACGCTAGCTGAACAGGTTTATAGCAACAAAGATAGAGCTACACCGTTAACCCCATCCGATATTCCGCCACTATTGGTTGAATTTTTAGAACATTGTCGCAAAGAGTTTGGCTTTGGCAAGAACGTTTTCATTGATTCAGCTGATGCAGGGACAATTCTTGAATGCCAAAAATACAAGAAAAATCATGGCGTTCCATACCTATTTCAAGGTGCGTGGAAGAAAACTCAAATTATCGACCGTATCAATCTTCAAAGCGGTTGGATGGCTCACGGGGATTTTCTTATTGTTGAGGATTGCAAGGAATCCATACGGGAGCTTAATCTGTATAGTTGGAAAGAGGACCGAGACGAGCCTGAGGATAGAAATGATCATACCATAAATGCGGCGCAATATGGCTGGTTGCCGTTCCGCGATAAGATTGGAGATCCCAAATACAATGAGGGGTGACAGTAATTGAACATAAATACCGTAATTGAATACCTCAAAAAAGAGCTCGGTTACGAAGATTTGCCGAGCTCTTATTATACCCATATCGCCGAGTGGGTTGCTTGGTGGAAGGGATATCATAAACCTTTTCATCATTTTGTTGAACGTGGTTCCGATAATCGTTTAATCGATCGTGAACTATATTCACTTAAAATGGCAAAAAAGGTCTGTGAAGACTGGGCAAGCATTCTGCTCAACGAAAAGACAGAGATAGTTATTGAGGATAAAAAAAGTAATGTTTTTGTGCAGGGCGAGGATGGGCTTGGCGGAGTATTAGGAGCAAATGACTTCTGGGAACAGGGTAATGCCCTTATTGAAAAGACTTTTGCTACCGGTACAGGAGCTTTTGTTCTCCGTATCGATGGGATGAGAGTATCCGGTGAAAGGATAATCAAAGACAAAGATGCCTCAATTCGAATCGAATATTTAACTGCGAATCATATTATTCCGCTATCAGTACAGCAGGGTAAGATTGTTGATGTCGCGTTTGTCTCCGAGGTCCTTCGGCGCGGGAAAAACTATATCTACATAGAAACACATATACTCAATGACAAAAACGAGTATGAAATAACCAATCGCTATTTCCGTGAGGACGAGGGCAAGTTAATACCCGAACCGCTCCCTGAGGGGGTAATAGAGTCTTTTGTCACCGGTTCGAATATACCGCTGTTTTCAATTATCTATCCAAACATAGTGAACAATATTGACGGTTCAAATGGCTTAGGTATATCCATTTTTGCAAACGCGATAGACAATTTGAAGGGCGTTGACCTGGCATATAACAATTTCAACCGAGATCTCAAACTGGGTGGCAAAAAGGTTTTTCTCAACAGGTCCCTTGTGCAGTATGACGAAAATGGCAACGCTATCACCCCTGACGATGTTGCCCAGCAGCTCTTTCTTCAGGTTGGAGATGAGGGAATGGTTGAAAACGGCAGCAAGCCGATACAGGAATATAACCCTTTGTTGCGAATCCAAGAAAACAAAGACGCTATACAGGCACAGCTTGACTATCTAAGTTTTAAGTGTGGACTAGGCACGAAACACTATCAGTTCAACTCTGGCTCGATAGTCACGGCTACTCAATATATGGGCGATAAGCAGGAGCTGATTCAAAATGCCGCTAAGCATTACATAGTCATTGAACGCGCCCTGATATCGCTTGTCCGTGCAATCTTATGGATTGGTAAAGAAGTAATAGGTGCGACAGTAAAACCTGATACGAAGATAGCGGTTAAATTTGAGGACTCTTACATCATCGATAAAGAATCGGAGCGCCAGAGGGATTTGCAAGAAGTTAGAGACGGATTAATGCAGAAGTGGGAATATCGCATGAAGTGGTATGGGGAAGATGAAGAGAAAGCAAAGATGATGGTGGGCGCTGAACTTTCAGATGATGAGTTGATGGGCTTCGGTGATATCTAATGCTTAAGCCTGAATATATCGAGCAGCTTCCTGAACGATTGATTGAATTGTATGCAGAGGTCGAAGCAGATATCCTTGCTGATATGGCCAGAAGATTGCCACGGATGGATTTTATTCCATCTGCTGAATGGCAGTATATAAAGCTCACCGAAATGGGATATGTCCATGACGAGATAATCAAAAAGTTGTCGGCAATATCAGGACTACGCAAAATCGAGATTGAAAGACTGATGAAAGAGGCAGGAATTAAGACGATTCAGTCTGACAAAAGGATTTATAACAAAGCCGGTTTAGATGTGCCAGAACTCAATGCCTCACCTAATCTACAAAGGATATTACAAGCAGGCTATGAGAACACCAACGGTTTATTTGATAACTTAACTAGAACAACCGCAAACACAGCTACACGGCAGTTTGAGCGCGCGCTTGATAGAGCTTGGCTACAAATAACAAGCGGCGCATTCGATTATCAAAGCGCTGTTCGGATGGCGATTAAGGATTTAGCGGCTAAGGGTGTTGCGGTAATCCAATATCCAACAGGCCATACGGATTATATGGAAACAGCGGTCAGGCGCGCAGTAGTAACGGGCGCGAATCAGACAGCTCTTAAAATGCAGGATGCGCTTGCTGATGAAATGGGTTGCGATTTAGTCGAGACAACCGCTCATTCGGGTGCGCGACCGTCACACGCGGTATGGCAAGGTAAAATATTCAGTCGGTCTGGCCGACATCCTAAGTATCCGCATTTTGCGACTGCAACCGGCTACGGCACCGGCGCAGGGCTAGGCGGTTGGAACTGCCGACATAGCTTCTTTCCAACTTTTGAAGGTATGGAGCCCACGTACACAAAAGAAGAACTCAAAGATATGAATGCCAAGAAGTATGAATATAACGGGAAAAAACTCACAGAATATGAAGCCACCCAAATACAGCGGTATATTGAACGGAATATACGTCGCTGGAAACGTGAATTCAAAGCAATGGAAGCCGCCGGGCAGCCTACGGATGAGGCTGCGGCAAAAATTCGGAGCTGGCAGGAACGGCAGAAAGATTTCATTAGGCAAACCGGTTTGAAAAGGCAGTATGACAGGGAGAATATTGCAGAATACGGTCGTAAAGAAGCAAGAATCGCATCAAGAGGCGCGGAACGATATTATGAAATTAATCTACAATTAAAAAACTAAACCACCAAGCTAAAAAGCAAGGTGGTTTTTTCATACCCAATTTTATTAACGAAGCTCACCAAATTGATTGGTGGGCTTTTGTTATATCAATTACGCCTACCATGCCGGCGTTTAACTGCATGGGCGCTCCGGCGCAGAGTGGCTGCGCGTTTATAAATTAAATCGAGAGCGTGAAAGGAGAAGTATGGAATTCTTAAAATCAGTATTTGGTGATCAAGCTTTGACTTATGAACAACTGGTAGAGAAACTTAAGGGCAACAAGGAAATAAAACTTGCAAATCTTGCGACCGGCCAGTATGTAGATAAGGCGAAGCTTGACGCTAAAATCAACGAGCTGGAAACCGCCAATCAAACCATCAAGCAGTTACAGGAAACCGTTAAAAAGTTTGACGGTGTCGATGTCGAGAAGCTTAAAAAAGATGTCGCTGATTGGGAGCAGAAATATAACAGCGATATAGGAAAGCTGAAGCTTGACTATGCGCTTGAAACTGCACTCATGGCCAACAAAGCCCGGAACACAAAAGCCGTTAAAGCGTTGCTTAACCTCGACAACATCAAGCTTGATGGTGATAAGCTGCTTGGGCTTGATGATCAGCTCGAAATGCTCAGGAAAGAAGCTGATTATTTATTTGACATTGAAAAACCTGCCGATGATGGAGATGGCGGCAACAGCGACAATGAATCGAGCTTGCGCGTAAAAAGTGGCGGCTCGCATGGAAAAGGTACTCCGGATTATGACAAAATGTCTGACGAGGAGTATTATTCAACGATTTTTAAAAAAGACAAATAAGTTAAAGGAGTAGATGAATAATGGCGAATGAATTTCTAAGTGTTAAAAACATTGCAAGGCAGTTGTTGCCGAGATTGATTGAAAATCTTGTATTTCCGGCCTTGGTATATAGGGATTTCTCAGATGAATTTGTAACGGGGCAGGGAGCGACAATTCAGGTTAGAAAACCTGTTGTTCTTGAGGCAAACGATTTTAATGAGTCGTCCGGTGTATCTCCTCAGGACGTTAAAGAACAGTCAGTAGAAGTGACTTTGGACAAACTGGCAACAGTTGATGTCGCTTTTGGCGCAATCCAGATGGCTACCAATGTAGACGATCTTAACAGGCTTTTTATTGAGCCTGCGGCGGTTGCGTTGGCCCAGAAGATTAACTCCGACGGTTTGGATCTTTATAAAGACGTCCCTTATATCGGTGGTACAGCCGGCACAACTCCTGACGGACTGGACGACCTGACAAACGCAAGAAAGCTTCTGAACCTCAATAAGGCTCCCATATCCCCTAGATATGCAGTGTGGGATCCTGAAGCAGAAGCTAAATTCCTTGAGATTGATACCTTTGTCGAGGCTGACAAATCAGGCACTACCGAAGCTCTGCGAAACGGTTCTCTCGGTAGGATTATGGGCTTTGAAAACTTCATGTCTCAGGCAGTCAAGACCCATACAAAGGGCACTCTCGCCGCATCAGGCACAAACGCAAAGATAACCGTCAAGAGCGCTGTAAGCGGTGGAAACACTGTTGTTCTCACGGGCACACTGGCAGGAACACTCAAGCATGGCGACATTCTCACAATAGACGGCTCGATTGTCTGCACTGTCACTGCTGATGCTACTGTTGAGAATAACGAGATTACAGTAAATGTATATCCCGCTATCACAGTTGCCGCAGGTAAGGAGGTTGTCGTTACCGCCAACCACACCGCCAACTTGGTATTCCATCCGTCTGCGTTCGCGTTCGTAACCAGACCGCTGGCAGCTCCGTCGGGTGTCGAAAGCTATGTTACCAGTTATAACGGCATCACGCTTCGTGTAGTCAA